GTGGTTGTCGCAAAGGTAGACATAAGCATCATAAGGGAGCAGGACAAAAACGCTCACATGATGAAACCGGAAATGTTTCGGCAACTTGCTGAAAACATAAAGAAAAGAGGCGGAATGGAAAGTTTACCGTTTTGCGCCTTAACGGACAAAGTAGAAATAGTATCTGGACACCACCGCGTACGAGCGGCAAAAGAAGCCGGACTAAAATACGCTGTTGTTCTTCTTGACACAACAGGGTTGACAAGAAGTCAGATAGCAGCGAAACAAATTGCGCACAATGCCATAAATGGCTTCGACGACCAGTCTATGCTAAAAGAAATAGCAAAATTGATTTCGGACGTTGACGACATGATAGAGAGTTACATTGGTAAAGACGTTCTTGGCGAGCCGTTAGCAACGCTTGACAAACTACTGTCACCAACTATTGATTTTGACTGGAAGCAAATACAGATGGTGTTTTTGCCGCATCAGTTAAAGGATTTGGATATGTTTGTTCAAAGAACAGGAACGGCAGAATATACCGGAGCGGCACACATAGAGCAATACGAACAGTTGTTACAAACGCTTCAAAAGTACCAAAAATTTAAAAATATCCAAAATCTCGGTTCTGCCATCTACAAAATGATAGAAACAGCAAGCGCAGAAATGGAACAGTCGGATTTCGACCACAACGAAGAATGGATGACCTTATCAAGCATATTCGGCTCTGCGGCAATACCGGCAACGCTTCATCAGAAAGTTAAAGATGCGTTCGAAAAAATGAAAAAGAGCGGACAGATAACAGATAATACAAGATGGAAAGCGCTTGAAATATTATCGGACACTTACTTAAACAACTAATTAAAAATGGGACGACCGAGCGCGTATATAGAGGACTTGCACAATGACTGGGCATGGAGTTTGGCAGCAGAAGGCTTGACAGATAAGGAGATAGCCGAAAAAATGGGCATTGCAAAATCTACGCTGAATAAATGGAAGTTAGATTTTCCCTCGTTTTCGGACTCCCTAAAAAGAGGAAAAGAGATAATCGATGCGCAGGTACAGAAGTCCCTATATCAAAGAGCAATCGGATATGAATATAAGGAAAAAAAGGTTATCGTTGAACTTGACAACAACGGAAATCAAAAGCCTGCAAGGATTGAAACAACGGAAAAGTTTGTCCCGCCCGACACAACAGCACAGATTTTTTGGTTAAAAAACAGACAGCCCGATAAATGGCGCGATAAGCAAGTTCAGGAAATAGAAGCGGGCAGTTTCCTTTCCTTTTTGATGAAAACCAATACAATTGAAGATGACACAGGAAAAGGCGACTGAAACGATTAAGGCTTGGACCATGGATTGGAACAGGTTTGCACACGAGGGACTTGCTGTAAGATTAGACAAGGAGCAGCAAGAGATACTTTCATCGGTGCAACACAATCAAATGACTTCGGTAGCAAGCGGAACTGCACGCGGCAAAGATTTCGTTACTGCCGTCGCGTCTATATGTTTTCTGTACCTCACTCCAAAATGGAACGAAGCGGGCGAGTTGATAGGAAACACAAAAGTTGCGTTGACCGCTCCAACCGACCGTCAAATAAAAAATATTATGATGCCCGAAATAGCGCGTATATTCAACAGAGCGAGGAAAAACGGACTTGGTTTGCCCGGAAGACTTACTACCCACGACATACGCACAGATAACGAGGAGTGGTTTTTAACAGGATTTAAAGCCGACGAATACAATCACGAGGCATGGTCGGGGTTTCACGCAGTCAATACTATGTTCGCAGTTACAGAGGCTTCGGGAATAAGCGATGACACTTTTAGCGCGATTGAAGGAAACTTGCAGGGCAATAGTCGCTTGCTGTTGGTTTTCAATCCTAACACCTCGTTTGGCTATGCGGCAAAAAGTCAGAAAAGCCACAGGTTTAATAAATTCCGATTAAGCAGCCTTACTGCTCCAAACGTTATTGAAAAAGAAAATGTTATAGCGGGGCAGGTCGATTACAATTGGGTTGTAGACAAAGTACAAACATGGTGTACGCCCATTACCCCGGATGAAGCGAAGACAGAATTTGACGATTTTGAGTTTGAGGGACAGTGGTATCGTCCAGAGGATTTATTTCGCATAAAAGTTCTCGGTCAGTTTCCAAAAATAGCAGACGACGCACTTATACCGATGCAATGGATAGAAGCGGCAAACGAACGATGGAAAAAAGGAAGGGCGGACCAAAAAGAGCGTTATTTGCTTGGCGTAGACGTTGCAGGCATGGGACGCGACAATTCCGTATTTTGTTCGCGTCAGGGCAATTACGTTATCAAATTCGACACAAGAAACTCCGGCGGACGCGCAGACCATATGAAGGTAGCGGGTGAGGCAAAAGCGATACTTGACGCAAACGCCAATTCATACGCTCTTATAGATACTATCGGCGAGGGCGCTGGCGTATATTCCCGCTTGGAAGAACTTGGCTACGGACAACGCGCCTTGAGTTGTAAATACAGCGAAGCAGCAAGGGATATCTACGGCGACGACCTGTCGGATGTAACCGAACAATACCGATTTGCGAACATGCGGGCTTATCTGTTCTGGGCAGTGCGCGACTGGTTAGACCCTGCAAATAAAACAGGCGCAATGCTGCCGCCGTCTGACAAACTGTTGCAACAGGCAACCGAAATAAAATGGAAGTTTCGCAGCGACGGAAAGATTATCATAGAGCCGAAAGAGGATATTATCAAGCGGCTTGGGTATTCGACAGATGAATTTGACGCGCTTGCAAATACGTTTTATCCGAACATACAACACGAGATGAACTGGGCTGCGATACGTAATGCGTTTAGATAGAAATTAATTAACACAGATAACATAGATGAAAACACTTGAAGAGATTTTTTCACAGGACGACGCTGGTAAGATTGTCGAGGACTTAAAGAAAAAGCATGTCGTAGTTCCGGCTTGGAGTGACCTGATAAAGCAATACGAGCCGAGCCAACACGAGATAATGACCAATAAGGTTAAGTATCCCGACAAGCCCATCATGGACGAAAAGAACAATATCCTGAAACACGAGCAGGTTACCCGCGTTTGTATCGGCTTGCAAAAACTGTCGGTAAAACGCATGGCGGAGTTTATGTTTACCATTCCGATTAATCCTGTTTGTCAGGATGCTAAAAGCGATGCTACGGCAAAGAAATATTTTGAGGCAATTAAGGCGGTGCTTAAACAAAACAAATGGAACACATTGAATAAGAAGCGGTGCAAAATCATTTCGTCAGAGTGCGAACAGGCTACGTACTGGTATGTAGCGGGAACTGTTAAGGATGCCGGCAAAACGTCGGGGTTGCGCTTGAAATACGACCTTTATTCGCCTTCACGCGGGGACGAGTTGTATCCTCTGTTTGATGATATGGGCGATATGATTGCATTTTCGCGGCAATACGAAGTTGAAAACAGCGAGGGCAAAAAGGACGTGTATCTTGACACGTGGACTGCCGACAAGCGATATATTTTCAAACAAAAAGACGGCAAATGGGAAACCAACACAGTTGCGGACAATAAATTGGGCAAGATACCTGTTGTCTACTCCTATCGTCCAGAGGCAATATGGGCTGACGGCGACAATGGTAAGGTAGAACAGATTGAAAAGTTACTTTCCCGAAATGGCGATATAATTGATTATCACGCATCACCCATACTAATTTTCAAAGGAAAAATAAGCGGCGCACCAGTAAAAGGAGAGGCAAATAAGATGTTCAATAGCCCCGACAGTAACGGCGGTGCGGAGTATGTTTCATGGACGCAGTCGCCCGAATCAACGCGGTTTCAGTTTGAAACATTGCTGCGTCTGTTTTGGAGCGAAATGCAGTTACCGGATTTGAGTTACGAAAATGTAAAAGGTATCGGGCAATCATCGGGCGTTGCTTTGAAGATGCTTTTTTCCGATGCACACTTGAAATGCGGCGACGAATGGGAAATATACGAAGAACTGATAGAGCGCGAGTTTAGCATAATCAAGGCTTATTTGTCGGTTGTAGAAGGCGATGGCATCAAAGATTTAGAGATTGAGCCGGTAATGCGTCCGTTTATTATTGACGATGAGCGCGAAAATATCGAAGTGCTTATTAAGGCTAATGGCGGAAAGCCGGTTGTTAGTCAAAAGCAATCAGTAGCGTTGGCTGATTTGTCGGATGATACCGATGCTGATTATTTGGAAATTCAGGCGGAGTATGCTGCGGATAACGACAGGTATATTACCGAGCCGAGTTACTAACCAATTACGAATTGTGGAAGGACAAATTGACAATAGGCGGACGGAACAATACCTGCGGCATGTAGCAAAACTGTATAACGTTTCTATAGATGAGATTGTTAGAGCGACACAGCACGTTACCTTGTCAGGCGACAAGGTTTTTTCGTTTGATGATTTCCCATCTCTCAAAGGCATGGCAAATGAAACATTTGATAAGTTTGCACGGTCTTTACAATCTATCGTCAATGCCGCCACAGAAGCAGAATGGAAAAGGGCTTGCGTCGATGCTGACGCCGTTCTTGACAGAATAATAAAAACGGCGGCAATTTCGAGAGGGCAACTATCATCATACGGCGACCGCAATTTAAAGGCATTAGCGGAGTTTCAGACGCGCAAGATTAACGGCATGAATTTATCTCATCGCGTTTGGAATTATACGGAGCAGTTTAAGCAGGAACTTGAATTAGCGTTGGACTTGGGCATTGGCGAGGGCAAGTCGGCTGCTGAACTGTCGCGTGATGTACGACAGTATCTGAATGAGCCCGACAGGTTGTTTCGCAGGGTGCGCGATAAGCATGGCGACCTTGTGTTGTCAAAGGCAGCAAGAGCGTACAAACCAGGTCCCGGCAAATACCGAAGCAGTTACAAAAACGCGCTACGTATGACGCGCACCGAAACAAACATGGCTTACCGCACGGCAGATAGCATGCGTTGGAACAGTCTTGATATTGTGGTCGGTTTTGAGGTTAAACTGTCTAATAATCACACTATCAACGGAGTTCCGTTTACTGATATTTGCGACGAACTTGTGGGCAAATACCCGAAAACGTTTTTGTTTACCGGCTGGCATCCGCAGTGCCGTTGTTATAGCGTTCCGATAATGGTAACGACGGACGAGATGAACGAGATGAACAGGAAGATATTGGCGGGCGAGGATTTGTCAGGCTTCAGAAGCGTTAATCAGGTCGATAGCGTGCCGGAAGGGCTTAAGAAGTGGGTAAGCGATAACGCAGACAGGATAGAGGCTGCACAGGCAAGAGATAAATTGCCGTGGTTTTTGAGGGACAATGAAAATCTCTTTGAATTTTACACAAACAGCAATTATACCTATAATTCAGTTGATGAGTTGCCAGAACACTTAAAGTGGTGTGTTTCTGAATATACAACAAATTTAGCGTATCATGTGAACCATTATTTAAGAAATGGGGAACTTCCGGCAGGCACATGGAAAGAAGTAGCGGAAAAAGTCCCAAAGGTTATAAGCGGATTAGATGAAGTTTACAAAACAACAAAATTCAGACTTCCTGACCTCTACGGAATTCAAGATGTCACCAAATTCAGAGTTCTTGACTTTTCCTATAACAAGCAAGGCGAGTTGTTTTCTTGTCAAAGAGTAAGGCGCTGATAAATAGTTGTTAACAAAAGAAGATGTGTCAGGAAGTCTGAACTTGGGCAATTCAACAAAAAGAAACTTTAAATCCTTTATCTGTTTCTCAGTATGATTAATGTTTACTATCTTGTAATGGTGATAATACTCATCTTTCATTTCGGGAGATTTATCAAAGTATGTCATTAACAAAGTTCAAGACAGAAGACTATTAGACAGAAGACTATTAGACTTTCTTCGGTCTTCCAGTCTTTTAGTCTTCCAGTCTTTTAGTTAATTTTCGATTGCCATTTTTGATGACTGCCACATAATTTGTCCTTTTTCCGTACTTAGTATTATGCGGTAAGGATAGATTCCGGCGTTCATTCGGTTTCCGTTGGCATCTCGCCTGTTCCATTTAAAATCGCCTGAGGTATAGCCTTCAGATATCATCGATTGTTTCATTGAGCGCAACAATCTGCCCGACATATCGTAAATCTGCAATTCTACTTGCAGTTCCGTATCAGGCATGTTAAATTCAAAATATATATTTGTATAGTCTGTAAACGGATTCGGATAATTGTACATTTTGTCTATTTTAAGCATGGTTGACTGAGTAACGCGAAACCTTATACTTTCTTGCGATGGGTTGTTTTCTATGTTCCATGCTGTAAACCATAATTCGTAATTGCCCACAGGCAAGTTGGTAAACCTGTAACTTACAATGCCTTTTTTGTAGCATCCTATATCGGCTTCGTAGTATCTATTCAGGTTATAGATTTTAGACGGGTCTTTGTCCAATTTTGCTGTTATATTTTGTCCGATGCTTTCGTCAGAGGTGTTTATCCCTGTTTCGTCGTGTAGTAAGGCTATTAGTCTGGGGTTTTGGTCGGTTATTCCACCGTCGCGGAATAGCGTATCGTTCATAAATAGCCGTATTTTTGGTCCTTCCGTGTTGTCTCTTCCGTGTACGGAGCCTCCAACTGTTATTT